ATGGCTACCTTCCAGAAACGTGGCAAGAAGTGGCGGGCTCAGGTATACGTCGAAGGCGTGCGCGAGTCTGGCACATTCGATACCAAGGCGCAGGCAGCGGCATGGGCGGTTGAACGGGAGGCCCAGCTATCCGGCAAGAAGCTCCCGGACAAGAACATGGCGGACGCTTTCGAGCGCTACCGCGATGAGGTCTCAAAAGGGAAGGGCGGGGAGAAATGGGAGCGCACCCGCCTGGACGCGATGGCGAAGATGCCGATAGCTAAGCGTCCGATGGCGACTCTAGCGCCCACGGACATTGCCGACTGGCGAGACTTGCGCCTCAAGTCGGTGACGCCGGCCACGGTGCTACGGGAAATGAACCTTCTGCGCTCGGTGATCGAGGTTTCGCGCAGGGATTGGGGCTGGATCAAGTCCAACCCGCTCAAGGACGTGCGCAAGCCCAAGGCACCGCCAAGCCGTAAGCGCAGGGTGTCGGATGACGAGATTGATAGGCTCTCGACCGCGCTAGGTCTGCATGACGGCCTCTCTGCGGCCACCGCGAAGCAGAGGACGGGCCTAGCCTTCCTGTTCGCTCTGGAAACCGCCTGTAGGGCCGGGGAGATAGTCGGGCTGACGTGGAAGCACGTCCACCTGAAAGACTGCTACATCCACCTGCCGAAGACCAAGAACGGCGAGGCGCGGGACGTTCCGCTGTCCACGCGTGCCGTTGAAATCCTTTCTGTACTGCCAAGAGACACCGCAACGGTGTTCGACCTGCACCCGCCGACGCGGGACTCGCTATTCCGCAAGGCGCGGCAAGCGGCAGGACTTGGCGACCTTCACTTCCATGACAGCAGGGCAGAGGCCATCTGGCGGCTGTCCAAGAAGCTCGACGTGCTTGAGCTGGCCCGTGTCATCGGGCACAAGGATTTGAAGTCACTTCTTCTTTATTACAATACTTCCGCCAGCGATCTAGCTAAACGCTTGGGCTGACATGAGCCCATACCTTTCGCTTTTTGATCATCGAAATGATCGTTTGCGAAACACCGAACCGCTCGGCCAAACGAACATTTTTCTCGCTTGATCGTAGTATTTCAATGACGTCAGCCTCTTCCAGCTTTGAGTTACCGTTGTTACTTCCTTGCACTTCTTTGCGCCTTCCTTTTGCCCAATGGGCGTCACCGATCGGGTAAGACTTTCCCTTCTTTGTCCTGCCCTTGGAGGCCATGTCCGCCATATTCTGCTGATGCGACCCAATGAAAAGATGACTCGGATTGAAGCACCCTGGGTTGTCGCATGTGTGGCAGACGCACATCCCATCCGGTATTGGGCCTTTAGCTATCTCGAACGATGCCCTGTGCGCATACGCAAGCTTGGTGGAATTGTCTTCCCTATATGTAAGCTGCCCGTATCCCGCTCTTGTCTTTGACATAGGCCATTCCCAACACGCCGAAGTATCGGAAAACAAGGCCAGCTTGTCCTTTACGCGGACATATGTAGAGTCTGAATACATAGGAGTTATTATAACACGCTAAGCGGCTCGGTTGACCTTCTGGCGCTCGGCCCACTGGTCTACCTCGGACTTCTTCCAGAGCTTCGTCGTGCCAAGGATGCGCGACGGTGCCGGAAAGTCAGGCCGACAGGCGATCTTTTCCAGGAACGTGCGTCGCGCGATCCCGCCAAGGAACACCGCGCAGGAATCCGCCGACAACCAGCGATCGCCAGCCACAAGGGCCGCGATCAGCTCGACGGTGTTGTCCTTCTTGTCTTCGTTCTCAGCGCCCATCACTCGACCTCTTGCTCTTTCTTGTTCGGCCAAACGACCGGATAGCCCAACAGTTCGCCCAACTCGCACATGGCAATCTGCGAGTGGTAGCGGCCTTTGACGGTGAACAGCTTGCGGGCTGCTTTCATCGCGGCGGCTGGCAGGCAGTCGGCGCAATGCTTCACCTCCACCTCGTGCTTGCAAATCGGAGTCATCCCCTTTCCTCCCCCATCCAGCCGGCCAGGATTTCGGCGGCGCGTTCCAGCGTGCTTTGCAGGTAGTGCTCTGCGGTTTGGTCAGCGGCGTATTCCAGAGAGCTATACCGCTTGCGGCAATCGACCATCGCCTGCAACAGCGCGTGTGCTGCCATAGCGTCGTGTTCTACGGTTGGATACGTGCTGGTGTTTAGCTCAATATCGAATAGCTCCATGCGGCTACCAACCCTTCGCATCTCCGTCCTCAGCTTCATCCCTCGCCCTCCTGTGTGGCGGCGTTGATCTGGTCTGCGCACAGCTTGAAGGCGCCGCGCTCGAAGCTGTTGCCGCTGACGCGCTCTAAGACTCGCCAGTTCCCGACCACTTCGCGGATCACCGCCGCATCCCTCTCCGCCGCCTCAAGCCGCTTCGCCATGTCGGCTAGGGTGGACTGCAAGCGCTCGATGCATTCGGCACCGAAGATGCAGGCGTTACCCCAGCCAGCATGTCCCTCAAGCGCGATCCCAGCAGCCGCATCACGCAGCCACTTCACCTCATCCAGCTCTGCAAGCATGGGGTCAGCCACGGCTGTTCTCCGAAAGGTGGGCGTCTACACGCTGCAAAACGTCAAATGCGTTAGGGCCGCGCGTCTCGTTGATGCGCAGACGAAGCTCCCGCAGCAGCGCCTCGGCAGCTATACGCCTGCGCTGTTCACGGTCGAACATGCGCCCGCGCTCTTCGCTGCGTTTCTGCTCGAACTCCACCTCCGCCTCACGGGCCAGCAGGTGGGCGCGGATGGTCTGCCACTTCAGTAGATCGAAGTTGTGATAGTTGAGTATCAGGTCGTCCAGATACTCCACCGCCTTCCTCACCTCATCGGGCAGCATCGGGGGTGTCCTCCTGTGGGGCGTCGGGTAACGGGTGCCAGTGCGTAACGGCCTGCTTTGGGTACAGGTCGCCGCGTTCGTTGTAGAACCAGCCACCGTCGTAAGACGCCACAGTGAGAATCCGCTGGCCGAGATGCGGGTGAAAGGCGAGGAACATGCCGCATTTCGGGTCGAGCGTTTCGATTGGTTGCCAGCCCATCTCACCCCTCCTTCCCGTTGGCGTTGGGGAGGGCGGCGGTGCTTGGCCGAGAGCGACGCTCAGCCATTTCCATGGCAAGGCGCGCTATCTCTGTCGTTGTTGTCGTCAACGCGAATACGCACATCCACATCAAGCCCTTCGACGTGTACTAGCGGTGCAGCAGGACAGCGGCCAAACTGTCCAATCGGCTTGGCGGGTCTTGGTGTTCTCGGCGAGTGGACGGGTGGCCGATTACGAATGATCCATTCCATCTATTTTTCCTCCCCGATGGCGTCAGCTAGCTTGTCGGCACAAGCGAGGCGCGTAGCCCGGTGGTCGTAGAACGTTTCTTCCTTCGGCCACTTGCGCAGCTCGCGGATCACGGCATTGATCGCCCCCACATCCACCGCCTGCGCAGGCTGGGCACTCTCAGCCAGTCGGCAGTAGTGCGTGCCCTCGTCGTTAGATGCGATGTAGGGGCATTGCGCAGGCTGGGTAAGGTGGGCGTCGAGGGCGTCGGCAATACGGTCGTGTTCCTTGGACGCTTCGGACGGATAGCGGTAGAAGGGGCTTTCGTTCGGACCCGGGAACATAAGCTCCCCGCAAACGTCCATCTCACGCGCCTTTTTCCGATGCCAGTCGCGCACGGCTTCCAGCGTCATCTTCTCTCCCATCACGGCTTCTCCTGGTGGGTGGGGTGGGTGCGCTTCGGAGTGCGTGCGCGCCACAGAACAACGATCACAGCCGCAGCAAATGTGACCTTCAAGATTTGCACCAGCACCCATAGACAGATTGCAGTTGCGGCGCTCACTCTCCACCTCCCGCGCGCTGGGTGGGGAACTTGGCGAGAGTCGCTTCAAGCTGGTCTGCGCAAAACTCGCGCATCAGAACGCGGGTGGTATCCGGCGCGTTCGCTGGCATGCGCGTCCGCCATCTCTCCACCAACTCCCGCACCTCCCCGGCCAGGTCGGCGTGGGCGGCGCGGGTGTTCCATGCATCGTCTGCCTCTTGCCTGTCGAAGAAGTCATTGACGCCAGCGCCGCAGCGGCAGCGGACGTTGTAGAGCGTCACGTCGCCACTCATCCCGTGACCAGGGATCGGCTCACGTCCACAGAACGGGCACGGCAGCAACCTCGCGCGCACATCATTCACGTCATGGGCGGTCATGGCCTCACCTCTCCGCACCAGTCGCAACGCTTCCCGGCATTCTCAGGGCCTAGCCTGGAGGCCCATTTGTGGCGGCACTCCACCCCCTTCCCGCCCTCGGACGGCGCGGGAGAGGCGGCGAGCATGGCGTCGCGCACGGCCATAAGGCCGTGATACACCTGCGATTCCTCGCCGTCAGCAGGGTCAGCATCCTGACAATCAAGAAACACGCGAACGTGCCCCTCGGTTATCTCCGGCACGCGCTCGGCAGGTTCCTCGGTGCGCGTCAGTACGGTGGTACCTGGGCTTTCGTGCTTGACCCGGTATAGGCCGTCCGGCAGCTTCGACCACTGGCCGTGTTCCAGATATGCGATGCGCCACTGGATCTTTTGGGCGTCGGTGGTCAGCTCGGCAGGTTGGGCGGGCGGGGCGGGTTTCTCTGCGCCGCAGGTGGTGCACATCAGGCCGATGCGCACGTATCGCTCAATGTTCGACTCGCCGAGTTCGAGCACACGATGACGCGGCTTGTATTCCTCCTTCACGTAATCGACCCAGTCGTGGCGGCACTCATCCGCCACCGCCTCACCATCCCCCTGTGCGGCAGGCTCGGCGGACAGGGCGGCTTCAAGGGCGAAGTTCGCCATCCAGACGGCAATATCGTTGGCGAGTGGCGTGCCGTCGATGAAACGCCGCCATAGCGGGCTCGCCTCCACCTGCGCCTGCGCGCGACCGAGCAGCGTCACGAAGTTCAGTTGGTCGGTCATGTTCAGGCCCTCGGACTCGGCGGGAAGGTGTCCTCCCAAGGGCGCTTGTCCTTGAGCTTGTGTTGGAGCTGACCGATGTGTCCATCCATCGCGCGCACCAAGTCTTGAAACGTGCTGACCTGGTAGAAGGTGCAAAGCTGCGAATCGGGAACTCCGATGGCCGTGTGGCGTAGAGCAAGGCGGATTTCATCCTGCACGCCATCGAGGTGCAGAACCGCATGTGTAGCCAAATCCTGCAACGCCGCAGGGGCTGCCCCCTTGGATACTTCAGTCAGCACATGGCGAATGTTGCCGTCCAAGCGGCCGACAATCCGCTCCACCATCGCCTCACTCACCCCTCGCGTGTTCGTTGTCGTGTTCACAGCTTCACCCCTGCATTGCGGAGGGCGGTGCGGAGGCGGTCCCAGGCGTCATGCTTGCGCTCGGATATGCGGTACACCTCTTCCGCCGCCTCGAACGCCTCGGCCACGGCGGCGCGGGCATCGGCCAGAGCCAATGCCGTGCCCGGGTACTCTCCGACTTCACTAGCCGCAACCGACTCCTCCATCACCGCCAGCACATCCACCTCACTCTCTTTCGTCGTCATGGGGGTGTCCTTAGAAGGGCAGGTCTTCGGGGTCGTTGGGCGACTGAGCGGGAGCGCGGTTGCCCTGGCGCTGGCCGCGCGGCTGCTCATCCTTGGCACGCGGCTCGTTGAGGTAGGCGAATCCGTCCCAGCCAAGCGGGATCGTTTCCAGCTTGAGCATGGGGCCGTTCTTCGTTTCCATGACCACGCCCAGCTTGGCGTAGCGGTTCTTTTCGTTGCCGTCCCGGTCGGTGTACTTGCCGGTAATCGCGGTGACTTCGTATTGGATGCCCATGATTAAGCTGCCTTCTCGTTGAGGTAGGTGATGTACGTCTGCACTTCCGCCCACAGCGATTCGCAGGCAGCGGCCAGTTGTTCGATGTATGCCTCGTCGCGCTTGATGCGCTGGCGGTAGAGGCGCAGGTGTTCCGGCATACGGGGATCGAAGCTAACGAAGTCCGACCATGCGCGCCCGGTGACGAACATTTCGCCCTGAACCTGGGCGATGTGTTCCTCGGGCATCCCGTCGCGCAGCGTGGCGATGTGCACGGCGGGGTTGTTCGGGCACTTGATCTGCATCTGCCCATCACCGCCGATCAGCCCATCTGGCGAGCAACCGATGTAAGGCAACAGGGAGTGGGTCAGAAACCCTACCTGCTGCACGACTTCGCCCGTTTCGGCCTCATAGGCGACACGGGCGGCGGCCTCCACGTCGTGGCCCCAATCCAGCGGCCTGGCCTTGACCTGCTCCTTCGGCTCGCCCGTAAGCAGCTCGGCCACAATGTCCCCGATGTAGTCCTGGCGGGACTTCAGGGGCTTGCCGTCGCGCTTTCCGAACGCCATCACGTCACACATGCGGCTGGCCGTGATCTTGCCGGCGCGGGCCTGCAACCATTCGGTCGTGTTCTGATCCATTACTCGCCCTCCGCACTCTTGGCGTCAGCGGCCAGTGCGTGCTGCTTGAACTCATCCATGCGGTCAGCGATCAAGGCGCGCCGATCCTTGGAAAGGTCCTTCCACGCATCGCGGAAAGCGTCCGATCCGTTGTCGGCCACGGCCACCATGTCCGCGATGAGCGCCAGCCTTTCCGGCGTGTCCTCGGGGATCGTCTTCTGCACCGCCTGGGCACCGGGGCGGGCACGGCTGCGGACATCCTCGGCAACCTGCTCGCGAAGCTCTTCCGGCAGGTCTTCAATGTCCTGCGTGAAAATGTCCGACGCGGCGGTCACGGTCAGGATCGCGTCAACCAGCCCGCGCTTCTTCGCCATCTTGAGGATGGTGTTGCGCACGTCTGCCGGGTTGGTCCGAATCTGCTGCTGCTTCTCGACCTTGCTCTGGTACTTGCTGAACTTGATGCGACGGCGGTTTTCCGGAGTGGCATCGAACTCTTCGGGGCAGATCGGACGACGCCACGCGTACTTTTCTTCCTGGCTGCTGCACTCACCAAGGCCCGCGCCAAGCATCACGCCGGACGGAGAGACGATGCGGACCTTGACGCGGTAGTGAACCTCGCCCGGCTCGCTCAAGTCCTCTACCTCGGGATCGGCAGCGAGGCGGAACGTCGCCATCAGCTTTTCCGCGCCCGCCTTGTAGAGACTTACGGACTTGGTGCCGGGGATCGTTCCGTAATGGGTGCCGTCGAACATCACGGAGCGCATCACGTCCTGGATCAAGTTGACCTGTGCGCGCATGTCCGCTGCCGTCAGGCTCCGCTCGCCATAGACGGCCACGGCCTGCTGCGTCATCGGGACGACTTGTAGGTGCTGGTTGCTCATCTCGAATCCTCAGTATTTGATGCTGACGTGCGGCACGCTGCCGGACGCAATCAGGGTGATGACGCGCTTAGCGATTTCGGCGTCGATCCCCTCATCCGTGAGAGCGGCGAGGGCGGCGTTGTTCACCTGCTTGCGGTGTTCACGGTCAGCGGCGCGGCGGTCTTCCTCGGCCTTGATGCGCGCAGCCTCGGCAGCCTTCTTGGCTTCCTCTGCCAAGCGGACGCGCTCCTTTTCCTCGGCCTCCTGCTTAGCCTTTAGTTCGGCGCGGGCGATGGCCTCTTGCTTCTCGCGCTCGGCGCGTTCGGCAGCTTCGGCCTTCTCGCGCTCTGCCTGCTCAGCCGCGAGGCGCGCAGCCTCTTTGGCTTGGGCAGCTTCGGCCTCGGCGCGGGCGATGGCCTCCGCAGCCTCACGCTTGGCCTTTTCCTCTGCCTCCTTGCGCAACTGTTCCTCGCGGGCAATCCGGTCGCGCTCGGCCTGTTCCGCCTCCGCCTTGGCGCGGGCTTCAGCTTCGGCCTTGGCGATAGCTTCCTCGCGGGCACGAATCTCGGCCTCGCGGCGCTCCAATTCGGCGCGCGCGGCGGCTTCAGCCTCAGCCTTGGCTCGTTCCTCGGCTTCGCGCTTTTCCTGCTCGATGCGGGCCTGTTCGGCTTCCCATGCATCCAGCGGAGCGCGGATTTCATCCTTCAACGCATCCAGGTAATCGCGAGCCTTCTTGCGGGCGGCATCCACCTCGCCGGCCTGCTTCTTCCATTCGGCAACAAGGGACTTGCCGGCCTCGTCAATCGTGGTCTTGGAGCGCGCCACCTTGTAGGCAAGCGAGGCGATTTCCTTGCGCCCGCCAGCCGTGGAAACGTCCGGCACGATGGTGGCCGTTTCCTGCCGAATCTTCGCCAGCAGTTCATCAAGGTTCGGGCCTTTGAACACCTCGATGGCGTTGATGGTTTCCAGCGGGATCAGGGAACTACCGTCCATTTCAGAATCCTTTGCCGGATAGCGCCGGCTGCGCGTTGGAATAGGTTTGCCCGTTGCTGCTTCAGTGGACGGGCGGCTCACCAGGAGGCGCTAGCAGCTAGCGGGGTTGTTAGCTCATGCCGAAAACGAGGATGCCGCTCCTAGCGCCGCCGATCTGGACGTTCTTGCGGTCGGACATGTTGGGGAACACGGCAGGATCACCAGTGACCTCGCGGCCCTCGTCGTCATCGTCCGGCTCGTTGCGCGGGTCGAACCAGTTACCGCCGAAACAGGAGGCGTGAACGTCACCATCAAAGGCGTAGGCGTAGTCCGTGGTGGCGCTGGTTTCCCACGGCCACGGCCAGCCCATGGCAGGCATCGTGGCGTCCTTGCGCCCGGTGAGAAACGATTCAACGGCATCCCTGAAATCTTGCTCGTTCAGGGCACCAAGAATGGTGTCGGCAATGCCTTTGGGGTAGCCGTCCCAAGCGATGCTGCCGAGCCATTCGGCATCGTCGCCACGGCCAACGTAGAAATCTGCACGAGTGCCCATTGCTATGTCCTTTGTCAGTGCTGCGGCCTAGCCGGAACCCTCACACGCGGCTTCTGCGGCGTGCGGTGGTGGCCTTGGGCGTAGAACCTGGCCGCCCACATGGCGCGGCGCTCGTCGTTGCTCAGCGGGCGGATAGCGGCCCATGTGCGGGCGTGCATCACGAAGCCGGGGGCGTGGGTGAGGGTGGTCATGCGGTCACCTTGGTGCGCTCGGCTGCCTCGTCGAACAGGCGATTGGCGTCGTAAAACACGCTTCCGGCCGCGCTCGGGGTGGCGAGGTGCGTGTAATAGTCGTCGCCGTCGTGGTTGTAGTCCCAGCCAAGCTGGAACGACGTAATCTCGCCACTCTCATCCCTATGCACGCGGAAAAGGCTCACGTAGCTGTGGCACTCGTAGTACGGCTGAGAGTGCATGTCCCCATTGGAGTCGAATCGCGCGAAGTCGGGATGCCTCGGGTAGACGTACAAGTAGACGCACCAGCGATGCTCCTGCCCGATGACCTCGGAATAATCGCTGTTGAACTCCGGGCTCGAATGGCGCGACACCTCGACAAGGAAGTTCTTACCTTCGCGCTTCCACTTGTCGGAGTGACGCCAGCCATCCTTGGCGATGCACTCGGGATTGCGTTCGGAAACGTTGTTCACGCCGCATCTCCTTGCTCAAAAGTGCCACCGCCGACAGCTTCGCGGGGGAGTGCTTCCGCTGCCGGGGTGGCGTTGAAAAGTTCGTCAAGGGCGTTTTCGATACGCCGGTAGACGGTCAGCTTGCGAAGCTCGGCAATGACCGGATCTGTCAGGAGGTCGCACATGGCTCATTCCTCCCCATTCCAGCCGTCGAGGATTTCACGCGCGTTGTCCGTAGTCGCCTCGTCTACCGCCTGCGCGCATTGACCGGTCAGGTTCAGCAGGCAACGCAGGCTGATAATCCGGTCGGGCTGCGCCTTTTGACGCTCCATGAGCTGCGAGATGGAGCAGTCACGGGTGAACAACTGGTCGAGCATGTAGTGGGCGTTCGCCAGCGTGTCGATCTGATCCGCGAAGGCTTCCAGCGTTTCGAAGGCGTCATGCCCGCCGAACCGATCCGCCACGCTCACGACAATCTCGCGCTTCTGCTTGTCGGTGATGGACTCGAACGCCTCATCTATCGCGGAGTTGTCACAGTCGGACCCGGCCAGCAGGTAGCCGTCGTGATTGGGGATGCGGTAGGCGGCGCTCATGCCTGCTCTCCCGTGGCCTTGGCTATGGCGGCGTCAATGGCGACTTGGTACTCGTGCCCCCTACCCTTCATGGTAACCACGTAATCGCGGACCATCGTCAGCGCATCCAACAGCTCAGACGCGGCGGCGATAAGGCGGGCGTTGGCTTGGCATACATCAAGCGCGCGCATGCCATCGGAGCCGCAATCAGCGATGCGGCCATATTCGCTGCTTACCTCGGTTCCATCACAGCGCCAGTAAGGGTTGGCGGCCTTAGTGACGACGTACCACGGACCTGGCGCGTGCTTACTCATGCATGACCTCCGAAATACTGGCCGGCCAGATCGCACAGCCAAAGAACACCGAAGCCGAAGGCCAGCCACCCAGCGATGCAGGCAAAGCCCTTGGCGATGATTGAGACGGCCTCGGCCAGCATCACGGGCGGTTCATCCGTCACGTCGCAACACGCCACACCAGCCGCCTCTACCGGGCTGATGAGGGCCTGCGTCTGCTCGTACTGGCGGATGGGGTGGGTCTTATCCACCCAGCGCCTCAATCGGCGCTGCTGGGCCAAGGTCGGCACGGGCTGGTAGGGGAGGGCGGTCATGCGGCACCGCCAATGCGAGCAAGGGCTGCACGATGGCGAGCGTCGGCAGCGAGGAATCGCTTGGCCGGGCCAGCATCCATCGGACGGGTGTCGTTCTCGTCCATGCCGGCCCGAAGCTCGCGCCCCGCCTCGATCATCTCGGCCACGGCGGCGCATACAGAGCAGCGTCGGTCGTACTCAGCCCTGCCGATGTTCTTCTCGTTGCACCAAGAGGCGAGTGCTTCGACTACATCCACCCGCTGCAATTCGTTACCCATCTCACTCCCCCTTCATCGCGAGGCACTTGGCCGCGCCGGTGGTTAATGCCTGTTGGCTTCGCGCTTGATGCGCAGCGCCGTCTGCAGCGCGTCGATCAGCGCCGCGGTAGCCGCGTCGTCTTCGATGTGGATGTCTTCCAGGAGGGGAGATCCGTCGACCACGACCCCGAGCGTCACGTCGTGCTTGAACGCCTTGACGTCCAGGCACAGGGCCGGGGTTACGCGGATGGCTTCAGAGGTCCAGAGCAACATGGGGCATCTCCCTCGCCTTGCTGGCGACGGGAGTAACGATAGCACATTGCTAGCGGTACGCAATAGCGAAATGCTACCAATGGCGAAACGACGTAGTACAGTAATTGCCGCACATCGATCTCAGCCCATGCGCCAGGCGTGCGCGACCATGCCCTCAGTAGACAGGGGCAGGGCCATGAGAGAGACGATCCACGTAGTGCAGCCGTTCGATCGGCAGAAGGGCGGGTTGATCCCGCGTATGGCGGCGCAGCGCGCCACGGGACAGGAGGCCGCGAGCCTGGCTCAACGCCTGGCCGGGCAGCATGCAGGCGTCATCGCCTACAGCATGGACGTGGACGAGGAAGCAGGGGACTACGGCAATCCGCTGGTGCTGTTCACGGCGGGGGAGGTGCCTGAGTTGGCGTAGGGCACAAAAAACCCCGCCGAGGCGGGGTCCTTTGTATGCGATGGTGCGTTGGCGCCTAGAGCGCCTCTTCCTTAGGAAGCCGCGCAGCACGTTCCGCGGCAAGAATCGCGTTCATACGACTATGCAGTAGCGCGAACTCCGTCCTCGCCTCAGCAGCTAGCGCCATGAAGTCTTCATGGCTCTTGGGCGAAGCCAGCGCCTGCAGGTCAAAGCCTAGTTCGTGGGCATTCATGGTTCTCTCCTAGTCCTACCTCGTTACAACGGACACTGGGCTTTCAAGTTGCGGATGCAGGTGTCGTACTCATCCTTATCCTTGTTCTTGAGCGACAGGAACAGCCTGCGGATCCAGTGGACGTTTTGATTGCAGTTGCTCAGGTCCTTCCAGGCCGCAAAAGACAGTCCAGGGTTGTTGACCAGCCCGTTCAGTGCTCCTTCGATCGCGGCCAACTGTAGGGCCATCTCAGCGATCGACGGGTTGGTCATCTGCTCGAACCGGACATACCCGAGCAAGTTGTGCGCCTCGATGCAGTCGTTCGTCGCCCTTACGACGTCCTGCCAAAGTCCGGCCGCTACGGCCTCTTTCTCGCGCTCTTCCGTCGTTTGCGCCTCGGCGACATCGAAACCGTCGTATCCATTCATACCGCGCATGACCTCTTGCTTTCCTAGAACGAACAGACCGCCCAAAAGGGCGGCCTCGTCGCAGAGGTAGGCCAACCCTACCTGTCACAATGTGAAGACTAGCAAAAAAACTTGCCGCTAACAATGGCGTCGTGATTTGTCAACTGCAAATTTCTATCGGCTTAATTTTGCTGGGCTTTAGGGCAGCCTCACCCATCTGAGCCCGTTTTCATCCCTTCACCGGGCCACCCGTACAGCTTGCGGGCCTCGGTCGGACGCAACACGCGTCGCGGCGGTTCGTTGGCGGGCGCCAAATCGTTGACGCCGACAAGCCTAAGCTTCGGCTTGCTCTTGTAGTCCTTCGGCCACTTTTCCCTTGCCAGCGCCTTTAGTCGGCATACCATCTCCTCGTCCATCTGTCGCCCCCTGTGGCGATAGACGCTAGCCCCGCGCCGCTATCACCGCTAGCTTTCTACCGAACTGAACCCAGTCCTCCTGCGACGGATGCTTTGGCAACGCCGCCCGCTCCTGATAGAGCTGCACGAATCGTGCCGCATCTGATTCGTCTTCCAGGAAGAATGTCCGCCCCCGCTCCTCTTCAAGCTCTCGAAGAGTTCTGTGGGTTTCGGCCAGCATGACCGGGTCAAGTAGCAGCGGCTGAGATTGGCTCAACGGCGCGGATTCTTCGCCATCCATCCATCCGGCAGGCTTGCCTAGCGCCGCCTCGATCTTGGCCGCGTTAGCGTCGCTGACGCCGCGAGCGGAGCCGCCCCGGCCTTTTCCCATCTGCCACAGGTAGTCGGCCGAAATATCGACCAGACGCGACAGTTCGGTCTTCCCATGCTTGTCGAGCAGGGCGGCGAGGCGAGCGCGACGGAACTCTTTGATCGATTGAAGTTTTGGAGCGGTACCCATGTCGAGAGCATGTAGCAGGGTGCTACTCGCCGGATACTGGCAAGGTGCTATTGCATGATGGTAGCAGTGTGCTATCGTTTGCATTATGAGCCTACTCGCCTACATCGAAGACACAGGGGTGCGCCGGTCTCTTGCTGACCAGTGCGGGACAACGCCGGGCTACCTCTGGCAGGTCGCCGTCAATTGGCGCGGCAGGAAGGCCGGCATCGATCTCGCCAAGCGGATCGAGAAAGCCACTGACGGCGCTATCACCCGCTACGACCTCCGCCCCGACGTGTTCGGCGCAAAGCCTCCCCGCACCAAAGCGAAGGCGGCGTGACGTGCTGACCGTACTCATCAAGTAACCCCAAAGGCGAGCCGCTCTCGGCCTCGCCTTTTATTTCGCCCGATTTCCAACCATCAACACGAGACACGACCATGCAGCACGAGTTACCGATCATTGGTTCTGTGCGAGGCATAGAACGCGCTCCGGCGCATGAAGTGGCCTTGTGCAAGACGAGCGGGCAGGCCATCGGCCTCGCCATCCTCAAGTCCGGCAAGACCGCTTCGCGCATCGCTGACCTGATTGGCATGGAGCGGGCGCAGCTCTCCCGGATCATCGGCGGCACGCACCACTTCCCGGCCGACAAGGCGCTGGACTTCGCCCGTGCCACCCACTCGTGGGCGTGGCAGCAGTGGGTCAGCTACCAGTGCGGCATGGACATGGTGCCGCGCGTGGAGTCGCCGGAGGAAAGGCTGGCGCGGCTTGAGTCTGAGAACGCTGAGTTGCGGGCGAGGGTGGCAGCATGACCCTGTCCTTTTTCTCCGGCCGCAAACGCACCGCGCGTACTCACCCGCAGCTTCAGCCTGTCACCGTACCCGTGAACGTGACGGTGACCGAGCGTGAAGCCAAACAGGAAGGCGTCGACTGGGCGGCTCCTGACGCTGAGACGGTTGCGCACATCGGCGCGCACCTTCCTAACCGGCCCGTCAGCGCCAACCTCCGCGCCGCCCGCTTTGCCGCTGTGCTGGACAGGCAAGCCGCGTTCCTGGCGGATCGTACCGGCACCGTTGAGCCACCCGAGCGCTGGGAAGTGGTGGATGCCTGCCGCTTCGCTGCTGAGCACATCCGCGATGGGGTCGTGATCGCATGAGCGCCGTCCAGTCCTGCATCGACTTCACCGCCGCCCGCCAGCGTCGCGACACCGGCATCCAGCAGGCGATCGACCACGCACAAGACCTGTGCTTCGACTGGCCCGAACGCGCCTATGCGTTCCTGGCCGAGTACGCACGGAACAACGCCACCTTCATCAGCGAGGACGTGAGCGACGCCGCGCACGACGACAAACGCTTCCCCACGCCGCCTACGGATCGCGCATGGGGTGCCATCTACCGCAAGGCTGCCAATGCCGGCCTGATCGAACAGTGCGGGGCAGGGCGCAGCCGTAGGCGCCACGCGTCGATCTGCCCGAAGTGGCGGTCGCTGGTGTACGCGGGAGGCGCTGCGTAATGGCCGGAAAGCGCAAGCCGCTGTCGAAGCGCACCCGGTTTGAGGTGTTCAAGCGGGACTCTTTTACCTGCCAGTACTGCGGATCGCATCCGCCAGAGGCCGTGCTGCACGTTGACCATATCGTGCCCGTTGCCGAAGGCGGACAGAACGACATGGACAACCTCGTTACTGCCTGCGACCACTGCAACCTTGGGAAAGGCGCCGTATCGCTTCAGAGCGTGCCGGCGTCCCTTTCGGCCAGGGCCGCAGAGGTTGCTGAGCGCGAGGAGCAGGTTCGTGGCTACGCCGAGGTAATGGCCGCCAAGCGCGAGCGCATCCACGAGCAGGCTTGGGACATTGCTGACATTTTCGTCGAGCAGTTCCGGCTGGATGGCATCCGCAAGGATTGGCTACAGAGCATCAAGCAGTTCGTGGAAAAGATCGGCGTCGCCGAGTGCATCCGTGCAATGGAAATCGCCACGGCTCGCAAGCCCTATAGCCGGCAACAGTGTTTCAGCTACTTCTGCGGTATCTGCTGGAACATCGTCCGGGAGGGCGGTTCTCTATGAGCCGCGCCCGCAACATAAAGCCGGGATTCTTCAAGAACGACTTGCTTGCCGAGTGCAACCCGCTCGCGCGCATCCTGTTCTGCGGGCTTTGGTGCGTGGCAGATAGGGAGGGGCGGCTAGAGGATCGTCCGAAGCGCATCAAGGCGGACTGCCTGCCGTATGACGAATGTGACTGCGATGCGCTACTTGGCGAGCTTGCTGAGCGAGGGTTCATCGTGCGCTACACGGTGAGCGAGGCCCGATACATAGCCATCCCTGAGTTCGCCAAGCACCAGAACCCGCACTGCAAAGAACAGGCTAGCTCGATCCCGGCACCATGCATGCACGGTGCAAGTACGGTGCAAGCAACTGACAAGCACGGTGAAGGCACGGAAGTTGCCGTGCTGATTCCTGATTCTCTGATTCCTGATTCCCTTCAAGAGCTATCTAACCTTCCTGACGGAAGGTTAGACGTCGCCGCTAACGCGGACGACCTGCCATCGGGTGACACGGACGAGTCGAAAGGGGCAAAGGACGCTGCCCAACCCGCAAGCCGCTGCCCGCTGAGTCAGATCGTGGCGCTGTACCACGAGCTGCTGCCGATGTGCAGGGCGGTCGAAAAGTTGACCGATGCCCGCGCCGGCTACATCCGCCAACGGTGGCGGGAAGACCTGCCGACGCTTGAGGCGTGGCGGAACTACTTCACTGACGTTTCCCGGTCGCCGTTCCTGACGGGGCGCGCTCCTGGCCGGGATGGCAAGCCGCCGTTCGTGGCTGACCTGGAATGGCTAACCCGGCCCGGCAACTTCGCGAAGGTTGCCGAGGGGAGGTATCACCGATGAGCAAATACACGACCGGCGCGCCTCAGCGAGAGTCCGAGCGCCCCACTGAGCGCCCCCAGTTCTGCGGAGTCGCCAATTGCCAGTCCCGTTGGGACCCACGCGATGCCAAGCACCTGCGAGGCTTCGCGGATGTGGTGTTCACGCTGGACGATGGGACGGTGATCGCACGGTGCGGCGACTGCTACATCCGGCACATCTACGCCGCTGGCAAGGGCGTGCATTGCGAAATCACCGGCCGCCAGCCGGACATGAATATCGACATGGTGAAGGCCCACTGGTCGCGTGTCGATGCCGCCGATGCAGCCAAGCAGGCCAAGGCGGTGCGCGCATGAACCCATTGCCCCTACGCGAGCGCATCACTGGCGCCCTGCGCCTTGAGCCGATGACCATTTCCGAGCTGGCCCGCGTCCTGTGCGCTTGCCGCCGTGACGTGGGTGAGGAGCTGGTCATCATGCGCGCCCGCGGTGACGTCCATGAGCTCCCCAATTGGGCCGGCTGGGTGAATACGCCGCGCCGTGTGCTGAGGGTTGCCGCGTGACCCAGCGCACCTACCTTCGCGGCACCCATGAGCGCATCGCACAAGTGATGGCTGAGCCGATGACCGCCGCCGAACTGGCCCAGCGCCTCGCGCTCCCCTACGAGGCCATCGCCTCGACCCTGCGAGGAATGCACTGCCGGCGCGAAGTCGTGAAGCTCAAGCCGAAGGATGCGAGCAAGCCGTATCGCTGGAAGCTGCGGGAGGTGGCGTGATGCAGCGCTACCAGCTCAACGCCAATGGCCCCGAGCGCCCCCAGGTGCTGGCCAACGCGCACGCCTTCCTTGATCGGCTGCCGGCCAACAAGTCCTGGCGCATCGAGGTCAAGGAGGCACGCAAGGAGCGAAGCGGCGACCAGAACGCGGCTCTGTGGGGAGTGGCCTACCCAGCCCTCACCGATGCCACCGGCTACGACCCGGACGAGCTCCACGACGCCTTCTGCCGCAAGTTCTTCGGCGAGGTCGAGCGCGAGGTCATGGGCCAGATCGTCAGCCGGCCGCGCCGCACGACAACCACGAACGAGCAAGGCGATCGGGACGTGATCGACGCGGCGACCTTCGCCCGGTTCTACGACATGGTGCAGCGCATCGGAGCCGAGGCTGGCGTTGACGTGCCTTCGCCCGATCCGATGTGGGGACAGCGCGAGAGGTGGGCCGCATGAGCAATCCCGTAATCATCGGCAACGCGACCCTGTATCTAGGCGATTGCCGCGAAATCCTGCCGACGCTGCCCAAGGTGGACGCGGTTATTACTGATCCGCCGTATGGGATGAGCTTCCGGTCGAACTTCAGGGCAGAGCAGCACGCCCGAATCGCGAATGACGACGACGTGGGCTTGCTGGTTTGGGCCTGCAGCATCCCGGCCACTCACTCCCGTTATGTGTTCTGCAGGTGGGACAACCTCCGCGACGGCGTACCGCACCCGAAGTCGTGCGTTACCTGGGTCAAGAACAACTGGTCGATGGGCGATCTTGAGCACGAACACGCCAGGCAGACGGAAATCGCCATGTTCTGGCCCGGCCCCGACCACTCATGGCCCGGCAAACGGCCGACCGACGTTGTGCGCGCTCCGCGCACAGGCAATGGCGATCACCCGACCGAAAAGCCTGTTTACCTCATGGAGCAGTTTATTGGTTGGACTCGTGGCGTTGTGGTTGACCCGTTCATGGGATCGGGAACGACTGGCGTTGCCTGCGTGAACCTTGGGCGCGAGTTCGTCGGCATCGAAATCGAACCCAAGTACTTCGACATCGCCTGCCGCCGCATCGAGGACGCCCAGCGGCAAGGGAGGCTGATCGCATGAAGCGCATCCCCATCCAGCGCAAGACGCCCCTTAAGGCCACGACCATCAAGGCCAGCGGTCGCCGCCCGAAGATGACGCCGGCCCGCAAGGCTGCCAAGGGCGAGGATTGCACTGTCTGCTTCCCCGGCTGCCCGAACGCCCGCGAGACGACTGTGCTTGCGCACCTGCGCATGTACGGCGGTGGCGGCATGGGCATTAAGCCGCACGACTCCGAGGCGGTGTTTGCCGATGACTACTGCCACAACCTGCTGGACGGTCGCACGCACCTGATCCCCGAGCTTCGGGCCGAGGTGAACTGGCACGAGTGCATCGCCCGCGCCCTGATTCGGACCCTGCGCCGGCAGCGCGAAAAGGGCGTGCTGATCTACAAGGGAGAGGAAGCATGACCGGCAAGCCCCATCGCCTAGTGATCGAGGTCTACGGCATCCCCGGCCCGCAAGGCTCCAAGCGCTTCGTCGGGATGCGCGGCGGTCGCGGTGTGATGGTCGAGTCATCCGCCAAGGTGAAGCCCTGGCGCGAGGCCGTGAAGTGGGCGGCGCGCGAGGCGATGGCATCGGTAGGCATGACCGGCCCGCTCGACGGCCCGCTCCGCGTCCGCCTGACCTTCACCCTGCCCAAGCCCAAGAGCGCGCCCAAGACGCGCGTGACCTACCCCGACCGCAAGCCGGACGGCTCCAAGCTCCAGCGCTCCACCGAGGACGCGCTGACCGATGCCGGCGTGTGGGCCGATGACGCCCGCGTGGTCGAGTGGATCGGGGCCAAGCGCTTCCCGAACGAGGGCGACGGCGCGCTGGATGCGCCGGGCGTGCGGATCGTGGTGGAGGTGATGGCGTGAGCCTCTCTGTCGTCCCTTGCACTCAGCGGCAGGCCAAGGCGTTCGTGGCCGAGCATCACCGGCATCACCGGGCGCCGCAAGGCGGGTTGTTCGCGCTCGCAGCGATGGATGGCGAACGCCTTTGCGGCGTGGTCATCGTTGGCAGACCGGTGGCTCGCGGACTGGATGACGGGCGGACGGCTGAGGTGACGCGCTGCTGCACCGACGGTACTCGGAACGCCTGTTCGATTCTCTACGGCCGGGCGCGCCGCGCGGCTCGGGCGCTCGGATACTCGCGAGTGGTCACGTACACGCTGCCAGAGGAGGGTGGAGCTTCGCTACGCGCAGCTGGCTGGCAATGCGTGGGTGAGGCGGGCGGCGGCTCGTGGTCCTGCTCGTCGCGTCCGCGCGTCGATCACCACCCCGTGCAGCGAAAGCTCCGGTGGGAAGCCGCCTGATGCCCACCACCACCTGCGAACGCTGCGTGCACTTCCGTCCGGACCCGATCAACCCGGAAGCCGGCATGGGCTCATGCGCCAAGGGCAACGGCTACTGGCATCCGAGCGCGCCGCATCTGTGCAAGCAGCACGAGCCAGCCGCATGACCTACTCCGCGCCCGAACGCTCCGCCGAACGGGCGCTGGCCCGCCGCCAACTGGCGAAGGTCTACCGCATGGGCGGGTGCGGAGCCTGCCAACACCGACTCACGAATTGGGGCGGATGCCAGTACGACCGCACCTTCCCGCGCTGCATGAGCACGCCGGGCAAACAGTTTGAACTCGACCACTCGAAGCTGGAGAAATGACAATGGCAACGAAGCTGCTAACACCCGCTGAAGTTTGCGAAATCCTGAGCATCAAGCCTCGCACCCTGGAAGACTGGCGGCTTGGCCGCAGCGGCCCGTCTCTTCCGTTCGTTCGCCTTGGCCGCACTGTCCGCTATCGCGAAGAGGACGTTGAGGCCCTCATAAAGGAAAGCTTGAGCATGGACCCTACGCCGATCCAGCGCCATCGATAACGCCGTCCTGACCACGAACGCCTGAAGGGGGCGCTATGACCAACGACCTGTACGGGAAAGACCGCCCGAGGCTGATGGAGCGCCTTGGCCGCTTGCTTGGATCGACCACTTACCGCACGGCGGATTCAGGAGGGGGTGAGCCGTTCGCGGCCCGATGGCTGACCAGCGAGGCCCGCATGCTGGTAGCGCTCAAGATGGCGGCATTGCACCCCCGCGACGTCGGACCGTGGATCGTCTACAGCATCGCGCTTCGGGTGGACGACCGGGAGCGGGAGATTGTGACTTGGCTGGCGGACAAGCTGATCGCCGGCACCGGGCCTATCGGCAAGCGCAACGCATCGCGGATGCTGGTGGTGGCGATGGCGTCCTATCGGCTGGCGGTGCACGGGGTCGAGCCGAAGCGCCCGAAGCTTCGCCCGGTGGATTTCGAGGGGCTGGTGAACATCGGCGCTGGCTGGCTATGGATGAAGTGCGAGTCCACGCTGGACCGGGCCGAGTACGCCGAACGATCCTCTGGCGAGTCACGAGAACGGGCCGCTTGACGTCAAGAGGGTAATCAGGTACAAATCAGTACAGGCAAAGCTGCGTCCGCAGCAAGCCCAAAAGCCCGCCCTAACCCGGTGGGCTTTTTTTGTGCCCATTCGGCACCCGGCCGGCTGCGTTCCCCCTGACGCAGACCGGCCATCTATTTCAGCGTTCGTCGCGGCGTGCGACCGGCTTAGCGTTGCGCCTAATGTGGAAAGCGCGCCACGAAGCAACGTATACGGCTCCGACCGCCGATAGCGGAGCCAGCCTATTCGACTTGCCGTGACGGCCCAAGGGGATGATCCAGGTAAAGCGCTACGGCGGCCTCCCTGGCACGGCATCTACAAGGAAGCGGAGAACCGCCATGCAAGCGAAGTTCCCGCCGTTCACCGAGGCGGCAGTGAGCGACGCCAAGCCGCCGCCCGCCCACGAGGTGAGCCCCGTCGAGGCCAAGCTGCGTACGGCCTTGCAGTACATCTACCACGCGCGGCTGCTGATCGATGAGGCGCTGGCGCTGGTCAATCCGCCCGAGCCGGTAACCCCCGCCGAAGTCCTGCGCGAACGCCTGGACGCCACTGACGACGATACGGCGGCTGCGTGAAGTGCCCCCGGTGCCAAGCTGATGGCGCGATCCGCAACGGCGGTGGGCGCGGCTGGTGCAAGACGGGTAGCCATGCGTTCAAGCTGGGCCCGGCCTCGCTGAGTGATCCGGACAACCTGCCCGAGGGCGTGAAGCTGCGCGGCACGTCGACGCTGACCGATGTGCGCACGGGTGAAACCGTGTTGCAGTGGGTCAAAACATCGGCGGATGAGGAAGCCCGCAAGCAAGCCATACAGGCGGCAATCGCCGCGCTGGCTGAGAAGATCAAGCCTGTCCCAGCGCAGCGCGCTCCCAAGCGCACGGCCGAGGACCTGGCGAACCTGTACGTCGTTTCGGACTACCACTTAGGCATGCTGAGCTGGCCCGAGGAAACTGGCGACGACTGGAACCTGGACATTGCCGAAAGCATGCTGGTGGACTGGTTCGGCGCGGCGATCGCGCAGAGTCCCGATGCTGAGCTTGGGGTGTTCTGCCAGCTTGGTGACTTCCTGCACCAAGACGGGCTGGACGCGGTAACGCCGGCATCCAAGCACCTATTGGACGCTGATACACGGTTCCAGAAGATCGTCCGCGTGGCGATCCGGGCGATTCGCCGGGTGATCGGCATGTTGCTCGCCAAGCACGCCCGCGTGATCGTCCTCATGGCCGAGGGCAACCACGACACGGCTAGCTCCATCTGGCTGCGCGAGTTGCTGGCAGCCCTGTATGCCGATGAGCCGCGGGTGGCGGTGGATGTGTCACCGGACCCCTATTACTGCGTGGAGCATGGCGCTACAGCGCTGTTCTTCCACCACGGCCACAAGCACAAGATGGCGGGCATCGACGCGGTGTTTGCCGCCAAGTTCCGCGAAGTGTTCGGCCGCACGAAATACGCCTACGCGCACATGGGTCACCTGCACCATGTGGACGTGAAGGAAACCAGCCTAATGCTGGTGGAGCAGCACCGCACGCTAGCCGCGAAAGACGCCTACGCCTCGCGCGGCGGCTGGATGAGTGACCGCGACGCGCAAGTGGTGACCTACTCCAAGACCTGGGGCGAGGTTGGCCGCGTGCGAGTCAGTGCCCGGATGGTGGCTGCATGAGCGAGGAATCCGAAGTCTTCCTTCGCGAAGGCGAGGCATGGATCGAGGACGCTCCGGCCCTGTGCGCCCGCTACGGCGGTCTGTACGTCTACCGGCTGGAAGGCGGCGCCATGCTCATGGGTATCCCTGGCAAGGGCGAGGTATCCGTCGATTCGCTGCTGATGGACGACGGCAAGCCACAAGTAGAGAACGGCGGCAAGGTCGCCACCATCAAGCCGGCCCCGCGCCGCGCAGACTGACGCGAGAGCCCATGAACACTTCGGACCTGATCGCACTGGCTGCGGTGGCGATACCAACGGTGGGCGGCCTGATCGCTTGGCTTTGGCGCCATTCCACGCGCCTGACCGCATCGGAAATCCGCATCGAGGGGCTGACGGCCAACGCCGAGGCCGACCGGCGGCGAAGTGATGCGGTGTATCAGGACATCCGGGCCACGCTGGTGCGGATCGAGGAAAAGCTGGACCGCAAGGCTGATCGGCCATGACGGACCTGCATCCGCTGATCGATCGCCTCAAGGGCGAGGAAGGGCTGCGCCTGTGCGTTTACGACGATGCCACGGGTGCGTACATCCGGCCCGGCTCGCGCGTAGTGGGCAATCCGACCATCGGTATCGGTACGAACATCGGTCCAGGCGCCGGAATCACTGAGACGGAAGCGGAATACCTGCTTTGGAACCGGCTGGTGCTTGCTGGCGCTGACGCCGCCACGCTGCCGGGCTGGGCGAACCTGTCCGATCCCCGCCGCCTGGTGCTGGCAGACATGGTGTTCAACATGGGCATCAAGGCGGTCAAGGGCTTCACGGGGATGCTCGCGGCCATTGGCGCGGGTGACTACGACAGTGCCGCGACACGCATGCTCGACAGCCTGTGGGCTCGCCAAGTCGGCCAGCGTGCAACCAATCTCGCGCAGATCATGCGCACGGGGGTGTGGGTATGAGTCTGACGGGCATTAGCGAAGCCGCCGAGGCGGTGAAGGGCATCGTCGACAAGTTCTTCCCTGACAAGTCCGAGGAAGCGAAGAACGCGCTCTCCCTGCAGATCGCCGTGATGCAGCAAGACACGGCCATGGCGCAGATGCAGGCGGACGTGAACAAGGCCGAGGCTGGAAGTCAGAGCCTGTTCGTTGCCGGCTGGCGTCCTTTCGTGGGCTGGGTGTGTGGCGCCGGCTTCGGCGTGACGATCCTTGGCCCGCTGCTGTCGTGGATCGCGGCGCTCGCTGGCCATCCGGTTTCGTTCCCTGCGCTGGACACCGAATCGCTCATGACCCTGTTGCTCGGCATGTTGGGCCTGGGCGGCATGCGCACGGCTGAAAAGCTCAAGGGCGTGAGCAATGGACACTGACCGCGACGGCATTTGCCACGACGGCATCGACACCCAGGGCGGCTGACGTGGCCGCCTATCTCGCCGCGCACAGCGACCAGGTCAAGCACGCGCTCCTGTTCCTCGCCGGCCTGTGCTCGGTTTGCTTCGTCCTGCTGCTGATCCTGTGGGATGGGAAGCCGCGCAAGGAGCCGGTTAGCCCGACTGTGCCGGCTGACATCACGACCAATGAGTCCCCCGAATGAACCCGATGCCCGGACTGTACGCCGAGCTGGCAAAAGCCCGCGCATGTGTGGATGGCAAGGCCTTCGCCGAGGCGCCTGAAGCCTTCAAGGACATCGAGTCCATCAAGGTCAGGGTTGCGGCGTGTGAGCGTAAGCAGGGCCGCGGACAAAAACAGTACTCGGAAGATAGATAGGTTTAGAAATGGCAGGCCGACCGAAGGGCACCCCGAAAACTGGTGGCCGCAAACCCGGCTCGCGGAACAAGGCCACGGCAGATGTGAAGGCTGCGGCGCAGGAATACGGGGAAGAGGCCGTCTGCATGCTGGCGCAGATCATGCGCGGCGCCGAGATGCCGCCCGCTGCCCGCGTATCAGCAGCCAAAGAGCTGCTTGACCGTGGTTATGGCAAGGCGCCGCAGACCATCGACCAAACCACGACCGTCAAGCCACCGCTGCCCGTCCTGGGGCAGGACGAATTGCGGGAGGCCGCGCAGTCTGCCGCAGAGAAGTTCTAGCTCGTGGACGCACTCACCCCCCAAGAGGTCGAGGGCGCCAAGGCACTATGTCGCGGCCAGCTATACGCGTTCAGCCGGTGGATGTTCCGCCAGCGCAAGGGCTACCTTTGGCAACGGGCCGAGCATCACCAGGCCATCTGCGATGCGTTGGAGCGCGTATTCCGTGGCGAGTGCAGGCGCCTGATCATCAACATCCCGCCGCGCTACTCCAAGACGGAGCTAGCGGTGGTCAACTTCATGGCCTGGGCGCTGGGCAAGGTGCCTGACGCCGAGTTCATCCATACGAGCTATTCCGGCGCGCTGGCCACGGGGAACGCCTGGCAGACGCGCGAGCTGGTGCAGTCGGAAGCGTACCGGGAGATTTTCCCGGACACCGAGCTACGGGCCGACAGCGCAGCGAAGCACGAATGGCGCACCACGGCTGGTGGATGCGTCTATGCGGTAGGCGCGGGCGGAACGATTACCGGATACGGCGCGGGCAAGCACCGGCCTGGCTTCGGTGGCGCGATCATCATCGATGACCCGCACAAGGCCGACGAAGCCCGCAGCGATGTGATCCGCAACGGCGTGATCGAGTGGTTCCAGAACACGCTGGAAAGCCGCAAGAACGGGCCGGAAACACCCATCATCCTGATCATGCAGCGCCTGCACGAGCGCGACTTGGCGGGCTGGCTGCTGGCGGGCGGGAACGGGGAGTCGTGGGAGCACGTCTGCCTGCCGGCGATCACGGAACAGGGCGAGGCCCTGTGGCCGGCCAAACACTCGATCGCAGACCTGCGGCGGATGCAGACCGCAGCGCCCTACACGTTCGCCGGGCAGTACCAGCAGGCGCCCAGCCCCGGCGAGGGCAACATCTTCAAGCCCGACGCCATCCGCGTGATCGACGCGCTACCGGTGGATGACGAAATCGAATGGGTGCGCGGCTGGGACTTGGCCGCCAGCGTACCCAAGCCGGGCAGTGATCCGGACTGGACGGTGGGCGGCAAGCTGGGCCGGGGGCGCTCCGGGCGCTACTACATCGCGGACGTGGCCCGGATGCGGGGCGGCCCTGATGAAGTGCAGGCCACGCTCAAAAACACGGCCGAGCGCGACGGCAAGGTGCCGCGCATCTCGATTCCCCAAGATCCGGGGCAGGCCGGCAAGACACAGGTTCTTCACTTCACCCGCCTGCTTGAGGGCTACCGGGTGAAGGCCAGCCCGGAAACGGGCGACAAGGTGACGCGCGCCGAGCCCTTCGCCGCCCAGGTCAACGTGGGCAACGTGGCGATGGTGCGGGCGCCGTGGAATGACGCGCTGGTCGCAGAGATGCGGGTGTTCCCCAACGGCACGCATGACGACCAGGTGGACGCGCTCAGTCGCGCCTTTGCCGAGTTCGTGCAGCCGACGACCACCGGCATCCTCGACTTCTACCGCCAGCAAGCCGAACGCAAACAGGACTGACCGATGCCCCGCATTCCCGAAGGCGCAAAGACAACCGATCTTGCGCCAGTGGCGAATGCTGCCCGGCAGCAGGGCTTCCTTGGCCGCCTTTCCACCGCCGTGCGCTATGCCATTGCCGGCGTGTCGCCCGATACATGGATGAGCCCCAACCAGCCCGTGCAGCCTGTGGCGCAGGGCGCGGCCGGCCGCCAGTTCGACTATCCCGTTGGCGTCAATCTCACCTATACCCCGCGCGGCACGGAGCTGACCAGCTTCCAGCAGCTCCGTGCGCTGGCCGACCGTTGCGACCTGGTACGCCTCGCCATCGAGACCCGCAAGGATCAGATGTCAGCGATGGTGTGGTCCGTGGGGGGCGTGGACGACGCCAAGGACACCGAGGGCGACACGCGCGTCCAGACGATCACCGCGCTGCTCAAGCGTCCCGATGGCGTGCACAGCTGGCAGTCGTGGCTGCGCATGGTGCTCGAAGAGGTCATGGTCACGGACGCGACCAGCATCTACGTGCGCCGCCGCAACAACGGCGAGATGTACGGCTTCGAGCTGATCGACGGCACGACCATCAAGCCGCTGGTGGACGACACGGGGCGCCGTCCCGCGCCGCCGTCGCCTGCCTACCAGCAGGTGCTGAAGGGCATCCCGGCCGTCGATTACACCGCCGACGAGCTGGTCTACACGCCGCGCAACCCGCGTGTGCACAAGTTCTACGGCTTCAGCCCCGTCGAGCAGATCATCCTCACGGTGAACATCGCGCTGCGCCGCATGGCCAGCCAGCTGCAGTACTTCACCGAGGGCAACATCCCAGCCGCTTACGCCTCGATGCCGCAAGACTGGTCGGGGGAGCAGATCAAGCAGTTCCAGGCGTATTGGGATTCGGTCATCGAGGGCGACCAGGGCTACAAGCGCAAGGTGCGCTTTGTTCCGGGCGGCACGAAGGTCGAGTCGGTCAAGGATGCGCCGCTGAAGGACGAGTTCGACGAGTGGCTGGCGCGCGTCGTCTGCTACGCCTTCAGCCTGCCGCCCACGGCCTTCATCAAGCAGCAGAACCGCTCCACGTCCGAGACGCAGCAGGAGGCGGCGCTCAAGGAAGGTCTCACGCCGATCATGGTGTGGGTGAAGGAGGTCATGGATCACCTGATCCAGGTCCACCTTGGCTGTCCAGACCTGCAGTTCAAGTGGGTCGAGGAGGAATCGCTCGATCCGGCCGCGCAGGCGACCATCCTGACCACGTACCAGTCCCACGGCGCATACACGATCAACGAAATCCGCGCCAAGCTGGGCGAGAAGCGGATTACCGAGCCGGGCGGTGACGCTTACCTGATCTTCACCGCGAGCGGCGCCGTGCCGTTGGAGCAGGTGATGGCGCCTCCCCCGGCGCCAGTCGATCCGGCCAACCCCGACGAACCGCCGCCCAGGGGTGGCAAGCCGGCACCCAAGCCCGGCGACAAGGCCGAGAAGCACGCCGACGGCGACCTGAACAAGGCCGCCGAGCCGCTGACCAATGGCGAGATGGAGCTGCGTGATGCGTTCGCCGCTGCGCTGGACGTGGTCAAGCAGAACGCCATCAAGGCGCTGAAGAAGCTGGGCAAGACCGCGGCTGACGGCACCCGCGGCGGCGATAACGGCACCTCGCCTCAGGATGCATGGATTGCCGAGTACATCAGCGAGCTCGACACGTCGGGCCTGTCTCTGGCGTGGGATGACTACGTCGACGCGATCACGGCCACCGCTGCGGATGGCGCGAAGCATGAAGTGGCCCGCCTGATCGTCACCGAGCCCGAGGTGCTGACCGAGTCGCCCGAGGCTGTCGCGACCATCTTCGGCGGCAAAGACCCTGACGCCATCAAATGGGCGTCCGAGCATGCCGTGGAGATGCTGACCAAGGACGGGCAGGGCGGCAAGTTGGCTGAGGCGACCCGCGAAATGGTGCGCCAGACGCTCACCGATGCGCTGCAGGCCGATGCGAGCCACACGGGCTTGGCTGACCTGCTGGAAACCGCCTACGCCTTCAGCCCCGAGCGTGCCGAGCTGATCGCCACCACTGAACTGCGCGACGCCGAGGGCAAGGGCGCCTATGTCGGCGCTACTGCCGTGGGCATGAAGGCCAAGCACTGGCTCCTGTCGAACGACGAGGGCATCTGCGTGCCCTGCCAGCGCAACGCCAAGCAGGGATGGATACCGATTGACCAACCCTTCCAGAGCGGCGATGCCGCGCCCATCGCGCACCCGCATTGCCGCTGCGACGCGGCGTACAAGCGCAAACTCCCGGAGAACTGACCCATGCACATTTTCGCCCGCATGACCAAGGTGGACGAGGCCCAGCGCACCGTCACCGGCGTGATCGCCAACGAGGCGCTGGACCGCTCCGGCGAGGTGTTCGACTACGACTCGTCCAAGCCGCTGTTCGAGAAGTGGTCGACCGGCATCGCAAAGGCCACCGACGGCAAGAGCGTCGGCAACGTGCGCGTGATGCACAGCCCGGCCGTGGCCGGCGTGGTCAAGCAGCTGGACATGGATGATGACGCCAAGGCCATCAGCGTGTGCGCCAAGATCGTGGACGACAACGAATGGAACAAGGTGCTGGAAGGCTGCTACACCGGGTTCTCCATTGGCGGCTCCTACGCCCGCAAGTGGAAGGGCGACGACGGCTTGCAGCGCTACACCGCCGATCCGGTCGAGGTCAGCATCGTTGACCTGCCGTGCAACCCCGACGCGCAGTTTTCCGTCATCAAGGCGGATGGGGCCGAGGAACTGCGCAAGTTTGCCGCTTCGGGCGCCGAGCCGCTTGCGAAGTCGGCCGAGGCCGAACCCGTCGCCAAGGGCTACAACGCCCAAGCCGAACGACTGGCCAAGGCCGATGGCGCCGAGGATGCCGGCAATGTGATCCGCGTGCTGCTGGGAAAGGATGTGATCGAGAAGGGCCTGTGGTCGGTGGCCGAGTTCGCCGAGACCCTGAACGACCTGTCGTTCATCGCCGACTGCGCCGACGACGAGGCGGCCTGGGAGAAGGACGGCAGCAAGGTGCCGGCCCAGCTTCGCGCCGCGCTCAAGCCGCTGGCTGATGCCTTCCTGGCGATGGCTGCCGAGGAAGTGGACGAGGCGATCAAGCCGGCGTCCGAGGTGGTCGAGGTGCTGGAACTGGCCGCGCCCGTGGATGATCTGGCGAAGGATGCCGAGCCCGATGCGCTCGCCAAGGCCGCCGACGACCTCGCCAAGGCGCACGACGCGCTGAAGAAGGTCACCGCCGATCGCGATGACCTCGCCGGCAAGCTCGAAAAGGTCACGACCGCATACGCCGACCTGATGCAGAAGGCCGCCCCGCCCAAGGGCGTTGCCAAGGTAGTGGCCGTGGACAAGGACGCCGACGCGGGCCATGAGGCAATGAACAAGCTGGACGACTCTCCCGTGCTGCGCAAGGACGGCAGCGTCGACCACGCCGAAACCGCGTTGAAGCTGATGAAGCTCGCGCACCGCCGCTAAACCAACGATTCACCCCCGCACCCAAGCCGCCCACGAGGCGGCTTTTTCGTTTCACCCCCGGCCGCCCAAGAGGCGGCTTTTTCATTTGGAGCGACCCATGAGCAATGACATCACCACCGAGACCCTTGGCATGCTCAAGGGCGTCTACCAGAGCGGCCCGCTGGCGAAGGCTGGCAACACCGTCACCACCGCTGCCGGCCTGGTCAACTACGACCTGCAGGCCCCGGCGAAGAACCTCTACCCCATCATCACGATCCTCTCGAAGAAGATCCCGCGCGTGAAGGGCAAGGGCGGCACCGCCACGAACTGGAAGCAGGTGAACAACCTGTTCGGCTCGGGCTTCGACGCCATGGGCTGGGTGCCGGAAGGCCAGCGCTCGGGCGTGATGACCCTGGACGTGACCGACAAGGCGGCCAGCTACCGCACGCTGGGTGAGGAAGCGGCGCTGACCTTCGAGGCGCAGAGCGCGTCCGAGGGCTTCGAGGATGAGCGTTCGCGCTCGTCCATCCGCCTTCTGCAGAAGGCCATGCGCAAGGAGGAACTGGCGATCCTGGGCGGCAACGCCTCCGTGGCCCTGGGCACCTGCGCGACCCCGACCCTGAGCGCGTCCGGCTCTGGCGCGACCCTGCCGGCGCTGACCTACAGCGTCATCTGCGTGGAGCTGACTTTCGAGGGCTTGAAGAACTCGTCCGTCAGCGCGACCGGCGTTGCCACGACCAAGACCATCACCGGCCAGGACGGCCAGACGTTCTCGCTCGCGGGCGGCTCGGGCAATAAGTCCACCGCTGCGACGCAGGCCGTCACGTTGGGCCAGACGCTCACCGCCACCGTGGTGCCGAGCCGTTCGGCGCTGGGCTTCGCCTGGTACGTGGGCGCCTCCGGTAGCGAGACGCTGCAGGCCATCACCACGGTTCCGACCGCGGCGTTCTCGGCTCCGCTGGCCTCGGGCAACCAGGCCGCGACCGCGATCACTGCCGACAACAGCCGCAACCAGAACCTGGGCTTCGACGGCCTGCTGGTGAACGCGCTGAACCCGGCGAACAACGCCTACGTCAAGCAGCTCAACGGCGCCACCCTGACCGCCTCCGGTCGCGGTTCGGTGACCGAGATCGACGTGATGCTCAAGAGCATGTGGGACAACTACAAGCTCTCGTCGACCGTCATCTACGTCTCGGCGCAGGAGCAGCAGGGCATCACCAACAAGGTGCTGAGCGGCACCAGCGGTTCGCTGCTGCGCCAGAACATCGCCATGGGCGAGCCGGGTGCGATCGTGGCGGGCAACGTCGTCGCCCACTACTACAACCCGTTCGCGCTCAACGGCGGCGTGATGATCCCCGTCCTGCTGCACCCGGACGTGCCGGCGGGCTGCATCATCGCCTGGGCGGACAACCTGCCGGCCCAGTACCAGTCCAACGAAGTGCCGAACGTGGCCGAGATGCACCTGCGCCGCGACTGGTACGAGATCGAATGGCCGCTGGTCACCCGCAGCTACCAGCACGGCATCTACGCCGAGGAAACCCTCGCGGTGTACGCCCCGTTTGCGATGGGCGTCATCACGGGCGTCGGCGCCGGCTAAGTCGCGGCAACCCCACAAGCGGGCGGCATCCCGTCGCCCGCTTTGCTTCGGAGTAATCCATGTCCGACATCAAGATGCGCGGCCCCAATGGCTGCGCCGATACCCTGTCGCACGCGGGCGAAAGCTATAGCGCCGACAAGAAGGGCATCTTCACCGTTCCGGTGGAGGCCTATGAATCCCTGCTGCGTCATGGCTTTGTGGCCGTGGGTGAGCAACCCGCCGAGCCGGTAGCGCCGTAATGGCCGACCTTTGCACGCTGGCGAACGTGAAAGCGTTCCTGGGCATCACGTCCAGCGCGACCGATGGCGTGCTGTCGTCCCTGATTACGGCTATCTCGGCCGCCATCGAGAGCTATTGCAACCGGACGTTCGCCAGCGCGGCCTACACCGAGTCCCGAAATGGGACAGGTGGCAATCGCCTGTTTCTGGCGCATGGTCTAGTGACGGCGGTCGCGTCCGTGACGGTGGACGGTCAGGCGATCCCTGCTGCTGTCGGTACGGGCACTGGCTACCTGTTCGACGAGACAACCGTCTACTTGCGCGGCTACTGCTTCCACCGTGGCGTTCAGAACGTCACCGTGAGCTATACGGCTGGCTATGCGAGCGTGCCGTCTGACGTGGCGCAGGCGTGCGTTGAGCTGGTCGCAGCGCATTTCGCCAAGCGCGACCGCATCGACAAGTCGAGCGAGACGCTTGGCACGCAGCAGACCATCAGCTACAGCCAGGCGGACATGCCCGCGGCGGTCAAGACGGCGCTCAAGCAGCGCGTGTGGTGGACCGTCCCATGATTGGCGTGCAGATCACGGGCGACACGGCGCTCGTCACCAAGCTGGAAGAGACCACCGGCAAGATCAAGGCGGCAGCGAAGACGTCACTGGATATGTGGGCGACCGAGCTTGCCGGCTACATCAAGATGAGCAAGCTGTCCGGCGACCCGCTGCACCGTCGCAGCGGCAAACTGTCGAGTTCCGTCTACCCGGACAAGCGCGAGACCGCCGACACCATCAGCGGCGGCGCGCGGGCCGGCCTGGACGTGCCCTACCCCAAGGCGCACGAGTACGGCATGCAGCGCAACGTGGTCGTGTCGGCGTTCCACCGCATGCAGACGATGGCCTGGGGCAAGCCGATGGCAAACCCCCGCGAGGTGCTGGTGAATCAGCATTCGAGCTACGTGAACCTGCCTGAGCGAAGCTACATGCGCAGTGCCTTGCGCGAGCAGGCGCCCGAAGGTATCGCCGAGCTGCGCGCCGCCGTAAAAGAGGCGATCGGTCTATGACCCGCGCCACCCGTGAGGCCGTGTTTGCGGCCCTGTTCGCCAAGCTGCAAAGCCTGCCGGGCGTGTTCACGGTCAGCCGCCGCCTGCGCAACGTGCAGGATGTGCAGCCCGAGGAGTTTCCGGCCGCGTTCCAGTTGCAGGGAAGCCAGGACGCGAAGTTCAGCGGCAACACGCCGTCAACCTTCACCTGGAAGGCCGACTGGCTGCTCTACGTGCACAACGACGATCCCAGCGCGGCGCCGTCGACCGACCTCAATGCGCTGATCGACGCGGCCTGCGCGCTGCTCAACCCGCCCCCCGGCTCCAACCGCCAGACACTCGGCGGTTTGGTCGAATATGCGGCCATTGACGGCGCCATTCAGGTGTTCGAGGGCGTGCTTGGCGACCGCGCCGTGGCCGTCCTTCCCATCACCATCGTGCTACCCGGCTTCTAGGAGGCCACCCCATGAACGACGACACCGCATCCGGGCAACCGGAGGGCCAGGCCTTGCCCGCATCCCGCTCAACGCGCCTGGGCGACATCGCCAATCCCGCCACGGTCGACGCCGAGCGCGTGCTCGCCGCCGTCGAGCGCTGGTACGAGCGCCACTTCCACCGCTGCGCCGTTGCCGGCATGGCCCCTGTTTCCGCCGCCGACAAGGCCGAGCTGCTCAAGCACCTCGCCGAAGCCGTGGCACCCGCCGCCACTGAGGAGTAACCGTCATGCCCCAGCGTTCCTTCGGCTCCGGCCTGCTGTTCGCCACGAACACCGCCGCCAATTCCACCCCGATTCAGTTCGGCACCCTGCAGGATGTCTCGCTGGACATCTCGCGCACCGTCAAGGAGCTGTACGGCCAGGGGCAGTTCCCGGTGGCCGTGGGCGCCGCGCAGCAGAAGATCACCGGCAAGGCGAAGTTCGCCCAGGTCAGCGGCAACCTCTACAACGACCTGTTCTTCGGCGGCACCTCCGCCACGGGCCAGACGCTGCTGGTGTATCAGGAGGCCGGCGCGATCCCCGCGGTCACGCCCTACACCGTTACCGTGAACGGCTCGGCCAACTTCGTCGACGACGAGGGCGTGCTGTATGCCGATACCGGCCTGCCGTTCAAGAAGGTGGCCAGCGCCCCGACGCAGGGCCAGTACAGCGTAGCGGCCGGCGTATACACCTTCGCAGCGGCCGATGCGTCCAAGAACGTGCTCATCAGCTACACCAAGACGGACGCGACCAACGGCACCACGATCACCACCGGCAACCCGTTGCAGGGCGTCCAGCCGACCTTCTCGATCATCGTTGTGCGCCAGTACAACGGCCAGCAGGAGGCGTTCAAGCTGTGGTCGTGCATCGCCTCGAAGCTCTCGCTGCCGACCAAGATGGCCGATTGGGGCATCACGGAGCTGGACTTCACTGCGTTCGCCGACAGCGCCGGCCGCACCATCACCCCGTATGTCTCGGAGTAACGCATGATCCCGGGTGCAATCCTCAACCTCGGGGGCACGGAGTTCACCGTGCCTCCGATCAATCTGCGCATCGACTTCGACTACAAGGACGCCATCGCGGTTCTGTGCGAGCCGGAAGGCAACGTGGATTTCCGGGTCTACGTCGAGGCAGCGTCGAACGTGCTGTTCGCGCTAGTCAAACGTAACTATCCGGACCTGACCCGCGATCAGTTCAACGACCTGATTGACTTGCCGATGTTGCGTCCCATCATCAACGGCATGCTGCATATCTCGGGGTATGTCGGCCGCCCTTTGGAACCGGCGGCGACGGGGAGCGCGAGCCCCTCACCCGAGCCGGCGTCGTCGGACTCGTCCACTCCGCTACTGGATGGTTCCCCGACGACATCCTCGAACGTTTGACCTGGCGCGACGTGGCCGATCTTTCCGAGGGCTGGAAGGATCGGCCGCCCGTGCAATGGATGGTGCAGGCGTATCTCGGGATTGGCACCACGGCCAAGCCAGAGGACGACGGCGAGTTTGACGCTGCTGTGGCAGCGTTCGCCGGGCAGCGGTAGGATCGGCGCACTCAACAGTGGAGAGTGCGCAATGAAGCGGATGTTTGTTGTAACTGTCGTGCTGGGTCTTGGTGGATGCTCGACCGCCCCAGTCGTCGATTACGCTGCACAGATGCGCGCAGAGCAGGATGCTAGGGACGCCAGCAGCCAGCGCGCAGCCGAGCGAGTCCAATCAGACAGGGATGCGTATATCAATGCTCATCCCGAAAGCAAGTTCAAACAAGAGATTGCGGAAGGGTTTATACACATCGGAATGTCGCCCGATGAGGTTGAGGCTGCAGGCTTTGACTGCCGGCAGAAGGAATTCTCAACCATCGGGCACATAGATCAATGCAAGCGCATTGATCTTGAGATGGAGGCAGCAGACGATTCCGTCGTCCCATCCGATTTCGTTGGTTACGGAAGCGACGATAGGGTCGAATCAATAAACCACGGTTGATCCAAGTGATCTCCATACAAACCCCGCTCCGGCGGGGTTTTTTATTGCCCGCAGGAAACCCATGGCCGCCGACAACGAAATCAAAGTCCTGCTGACCGCTGACCTTAGCGAGCTCAAGGCCGGCATGGATGCGGCCGCCGAGTCGGTAGCATCCTCGTCCGAAGCCATGACCGCATCGGTTGTGGCCTCATCGACGGAGATACAGGCGGCCCAGGCCGCCGTGGCGGATTCTGCCGAGGCCGCATCCGCTCGTATCAAAGCGATGGTCGCGGCATCCATGGAGCAGGTTCGCGCCAACTCGGGGCTGGCTGAGAGCGAACGCAGCCTAGCCGAGCGCATGGGCTTGCGCGTGGAGGCTACGGACGCCCAACTTGACGCGACGGCGGCGCAGATCGCCGCTCAGAACGACCAGATGGCCGCGGCCACGCGGCAGGCGGCGGCTGAGACCGAAGTTGCCGAGGCAACGGATGCGGCGACGGTTGCGGTTGAGGCCAATACCGAAGCCATCGTCGTCAATGCGGGCGTGACCCGTGAGGCCGGCGTGCTGGTAGGCGAGGCGCTGCGCGGAAACTGGACGCGCATGGAAGGTTCGGCCATGACGATGGCGAACCGTCTCAACCTGCTGCAGTACGCATTCAGCCCGCTCGGGCTGGCGATCACGGCGACTGCGGCTGCGGTGGGCACCTTCGCGTATGAGGCCTACGAGGGCATCAAGGCCGATGATGACCTGGCACACTCGCTGACGCTGACCAATGGCGTGGCGGGCATGACTCGCGACCAGTTGCTCAGCCTGTCTAGCGCCACGGCCAGCGCAGAGGTGAGCGCCCGCGAAGCCGAGCAGGCCGTAACCAAGCTCGCTGGCTCGGGCCGGTTCAACGCAGAGCAGATGCAGGTAGCCGCGCAAGCCGCTGCAGACATGGCGACTGTCACCGGCCAGAGCATGGATCAGGCCGTGGATGCGGTCATGAAGCTGCAGGCGAACCCAGTGGAGGCGGTTCGTGCACTGGATCAGCAGTTCCATTTTCTCTCGCTCACGCAGATGGAGGAAATCGAGCAGCTAGAGAGAACCGGCGACGCAACCGATGCCGCCACGACTGCACTGAACGCCTTTGCCGACGCGATGGCGAACCGAGCCCCCGAGGCGGTCAAAGAAACGAACCTGATCAAGCAGGCGTGGCAAGACCTCGGCATGGCGATCGAGGGCATCGGCACGCGCATGGGCGATTCGCTCCGCGAGGCCACCGTTGACGAGAAGATCGCAAAGATCAATGCGCAGATTCAAACGCTGCGGGACGGGCAGGGCGTCGATTCTGGCTCGGACATCATTGACGCTATTTTCGCTCAGGACACGTCGGGGCAGATTGCCGACCTGGAGCAGCAGCGCGCCGCGCTGGAAAAGACCAAGCAAGCTGCCGAGGATGCAGCGAAGGCCAAAGCGAAAGCCGCGCAGGTACAAACCGATGGCATCAATGCTGCCAAGGCGTTCGATGCGCAGTTCGCCAACCTAGACCGCAAGAACGAGCGTCTACAGAAAAGCATTGAGCTTGAACAGCAGCTCAAAGCGATGCACGACGCCAACCCAAACGATGAGCGCGTTCAAGGCGTCGAGTTCGATCCCATCAGTGGCGCCGCCGTAGGTGGTGCCAAGCTGGCAGAGCTACTGGCGGAGATCAACAAGAAATACCAGGACATCGACACCACCACGCGTGCCCAGCATCAGGCCGAGATGCAGGCTTCGCGTGAACGCAAGCAGGCGATGGCCGAAGAGCTTAACGACCTGGAAATGGTTCGGGCCGGCACTGCCGCCAACACGGCCGAGCGGATGCAGGCTGACGCATCGGTTCTAACCAACGCCTCCCGGCTGTACGGGGAAAACTCATCGCAGCAAAAGGCCGCGCTGAACCAACTGCTGGCCGACGAGAAGAGCTATGACGCAGCGGTTGTCCGCGAACGCGAGCAGGCGGCCCGCCAGAAGGAAGTAATCGACATCGACGCCGTGCAGACCGCCATGGCGACCAAGCGGCAGCAGATCGAAACGGCGTTCGAGCTGGGCAACATCTCCCGGCAGCAGGAGTTGACCGCCATCGCCGCCGCCAACGACGCCGAGTACCAGCTCGAAATTCAGGCGCTTGCCCGCGAGCTTGCCTTGCTCGATGCCAAGTCAAAGGCGGCCGAAGAAGTCGAGCGCAAGATCGCCAACCTGCAAAAGCAATACACCGCTGATGCCGCCAAGAGCGATGCGGACCGGCAGAAGGCCATGCAGCAGTCGTGGCAAAAGGCGCTCAAGCCCATCGACAGCGCCTTCCAGCAGTCGATCCAAGGAATGATCCAAGGCACGCAAAGTTTCAAGAAGGGGCTGGACAACATCCTGCTGTCGATTGTGGCGAGCTATGCCCAGATGGGTATCTCAACCCTGATGAATTGGATCGCCAACGAGGGCGCAAAGACTGCCGCAACCACTACTGGCACCGAGCAGCGCGCCGTAGTCGAGCAGGCTGCCGCCGCCCAATCCAAGGCCACCGACGCCGCCACCGGCAAGAGCCAAATCACCAGCGCAGCAGCTACCGGCGCGGCGAAGGCTTATCAGGCCATCGTGGGCATCCCCTACGTCGGCCCGATCCTGGCGCCGATTGCGGCCGGCGTGGCGTTCGCCGGTATCGAGGCGTTCTCTGGCTCGCTGGCCTCGGCGCGTGGCGGCTGGGAGCGCGTCCCCTTCGATGGCGCGATGACCGAGCTGCACAAGGACGAGATGGTGCTGCCGGCCAATATCGCCAACCCGATGCGCCAGATGGCGAAGCAGGGCGGGCAGGGGGGCGGCCCACAGGTGCACGTCCACACAACCGACCCGCGCAGCTTCAAGGACTACATGCGGCGCAATCCGGCCGCCATTGCTAGCGCCATCAAGCTGGCAGGCCGTCGCGGTCACATGCTGGGGGCGCGATGAGCATCAACACCTTCCCGACCTTTCCCGGCGTCACCTGGGACATCAAGAAGCGCTCGCTATGGTCGACGGACGTCGAGACGACGGCATCGGGAGCGGAGTTCCGCACCGGCCGATGGACGGCACCGGTCTATGAGTTCGACCTGACGTTCGCCTACCTGTCGCAGGCCGACTTCCAGACCTTCCAGAGTTTCTTCGACGGCCAGCAGGGAAGCCTGACGCCGTTCTACCTCAACGTGCCAAACGACCCGGCGAGCCCGTTCACGGTGCGCTTTGTCGACGACAAGGTCGAGTTCAACCAGATGCTAAACCAGATGTACGAGGTCCAGACCGTGACCATGCGGACGGTGCGATGAAATCGATCAGCGCCGACTTTAAGACGATGCTCACCAGCTCGAAGCAGCTCATGGTGGCCGACCTCTACACCCTGACGCTGCTCTCGGGGACGGTGCTGTACTACACCGACGCGCCGCAGAACATAACCTACGGCGGGCACATCTTCCTTGCCGCGCAGTCGTCCAGTGGCGTGCCTGGCTTCGGTCGCGGCCCGATCAAGCTGTCGATCGGCCTGCAGGTCGAAAGCCTGGAAGTCGACGTGTTCTACGACGGCGACACGCTGATCATGGGCAAGACGCCGGGCGCGTTCGCCAATGCGGGCGGCTTCGATGGCGCGCGCGTCAAGGTGGACAAGTTCCTGACGCCCAGCCTGACCGACACCTCGCGCGGGATCGTCAACCTGTTCACGGGCACGGTGGCGGATGTGTCGGCCGGCTCGGGCAAGGTCTCGCTCAACGTGTCGAGCGATCTTGTCTACCTGAGCGCCGCGTTCCCTCGCAACTACTTCCTGCCGCAGTGCAACCATGCGTTGTTCGATGCCGGGTGTGGGTTGGTGAAGTCGAGCTTTGCCGTGTCCGGTAGCGTCGATAGCGGTACGGTCACGACGATCACCGACGCTGGGCTCACGCAGGCGGCGGACTACTTCGCGCAGGGGTACATCGTCATTACCTCGGGCGCCAATGCCGGCCTGACGCGATCGGTGAAGAGCTTCAGCGGCGGCGTGCTGTCGTTGCTCTATCCGCTGCCTGGCGCCTGTGCGGCCGGTGACACCTTCACCGCGTACCCCGGCTGCGACAAGACGCAAAGCACCTGCTCGGCCAAATTCGCCAACCTGTCGCGCTTCCGTGGATTCCCCTACGTGCCCACGCCCGAAGTGATCGAGATGGGCGGCAATGCTCCCAGCTCTTCGAGCGGTGGCGGCGCCGGCCTTGGGCATGGCGGCATCGGGCGTGGGCCGGGCGGGCAGAAAAATCGCTTCGACCTGCAATGACCCTCCCTCAAGGCGAACGCATCGTCGCGGAGGCGCGGCGATGGCTAGACACGCCCTATCGCCACCAAGCGGACGTTCTCGGCGTGGGCGTGGACTGCGCCATGCTGCCGGTGCGTGTGCTGACGGCGCTGGGCTTGATCCCGGCCGAAGTGGAGCCGCGCCCCTACGCGCCGGACTGGCACCTGCACCGCAGCGAGGAAAAGTACCTCGGCTGGGTGAAGCGCTTTGCCGACCCGGTCGAAGCCCCGCAGATCGGTGACCTGGTGCTGTTCCGCGTCGGCCGCTGCTTCTCGCACGGCGGCATCGTCGAGGCCATCGAGCCCGAGCTTTACATGATCCACGCCAGCCGCGAGGCGGGCAAAGTCGAGCGCGCCGAAGTGCGCCGCTGGGCGGATCGCCCCCATGGTTTTTGGAGAATCCGAGCGTGAGCCTATTCGGTGGCGGTCACAAATCCGCAGCGCAGACGCCTACCCGTGCGATGGGCATCGACCTGCAGGGTGCGCAGTACGGCTCGCCCATCCCGGTGGTGTTCGGCCGCAACAAGCTGGCCGGCAACGTCATCGATTACATGGACTTCAAGGCCATCGCTCACACCCAAAAGCAGCAGGGCGGCAAGGGTGGTGGCGGCGGCGGTCAAGCCAGCACGTCCTACACCTACCAGTGCAGCTACCTGCTCGGCCTGGCGGAGGGCGTGGGCAATATCGTTACCGTCTACGATGGCAGCAGCACGACCACGCTCTCGGCTGTGGGCGGGTTGGCATTCACGGGCGCGCAAGGGCAGTCCGCGTGGTCGCACCTGTCCGGCGACCATGCTCTAGGCTATTCAGGCACGGTGCTGGCCGCGTTCCAGAACAAGGACCTGGGCAGCTCGGCCTCGTTGCCGAATTACAACTTCGAGATAGACGGCCGCAACCAGTTCAGCGCGTCGATCAAGGACGCCAACCCGGCGGACATTGCGACCGCCATCTGCACCGATAGCCAGATCGGTGTGCAGTTCAACGCGCTGGGCGACCTGACCGCGTTCAAGAACTATTGCACCGCAGCCGGCCTGTTCTTCTCGCCCGTCTACAGCACGCAGACGCCGGCCCAGCAGGCGCTGGACGACCTGTTCAAGTACGCCAACAGCGCCCCGTTCTTCTCCGAGGGTGTGCTGAAGGTTGTCCCCTACGGCGATGCCACGATCACCGGCAACGGCGTCACCTACACGCCCAGCCTGACGGCGGTTGCGGATCTCGGCCGCGACGATTTCATCACCAACGGTCCCGGCGATCCGGTCACGGTCAAGCGCATTGCGCCGGCCGATGCAATGAACATGCAGCGCGTGGAGTTCAAGGACCGCGCCAACACGTACCACACCGGCACGGTGGTCGCGTCGATTGACCAAGACGTGGTGGGTACGGGCGCCCGCGCCGACCAGTCCGACTCGGTCGACATGGTGACGCAGGCGGCGGTCGCCAAGCTGGTGGCGCAAAACCTGCTGCAGCGCACGTACTACATCCGCAATACCTACGAGTTCCAACTGTCGTGGCGCTACTGCTACTTGGAACCGATGGACATCGTGACGCTGACCGATGCCAATACGGGCCTGTACCTGACGCCCGTGCGCATCACCGAAGTGTCCGAGGATGAGCATGGCCTGCTGTCCATCGTGGCCGAAGAGTTCCCCGAGGGCATCAGCCACGCCAGCATCTACGCCACGCAGCCGAACGCCGGCACAAGCGTCGATCCCAACGCTGACCCCGGCCCGGTGGACGGCCCCTACCTGTTTCGCGGCCCTGGATTCCTAGTCTCGAACAACCAACCGGAGATATGGTGTGCCCTGTCGGGCACCGATCCGCTATGGGCTGGCTGCGATGTGTACCTCAGCCACGATGGCACCAGCTACACCTACCTGACCACGCACAGCCAGCGGGCGGCCTATGGTGAGTTGACCAACAGCCTGGCCGCCGGCAGTGACCCGGACACGACTGGCGCGCCCAACGTAGTGCTCAACGGCCCGGTCGAGCTGCTGGGCGGAACCCAGGCCGACGCCGACCAATTCATCACCCTGGCGATGATCGACAACGAGCTCGTCGCCTACCAAACCGCCACGCTGGCCGGCGGCCCGAGCTACACGCTTGGCTACCTGCGGCGTGGCGGCTACGGATCGGACCAAGTAGCGCACAGCGCTGGCGCACCATTCGTGCGCCTAGACGAGAACATCCTGCGCATCCCGGTCGATCCCTCGCAGATCGGCCAGACGGTCTACCTCAAGTTCGTGAGCTTCAACGTGTTCGGCAAGGGTGGCCGGACGCTGGCCGACGAGACCGCCTACACCTACATCGTCGGCACGAACATCGAGCTGCCGGACGTGCCGGTGACACCCAACAGTCCCGCCGTCACGGCGGTCGCTGACGGCGTCTCGATCACTTGGTTCAACCCCAACCCAGCCGCGGTGGGCTGCACGTCGATCGAGTACGCGACGGCGAGCGGCGGCCCCTGGACGGTGCTGGCGCAGGTCGGCCCGACCAGCACGTCCTACGTGCACCACTTCACCACCGGCGCGACCTACTACTACCGCCTGCGCTCGCGCGGCGCGGTGGTCTCGGCCGGCTGGAGTGCCTACACGGCGGTCCTCACGAACAAGGGCAAGACGGTCGCCGATGGCGCCGATGTGACAGCAGCGGTCAACGTCCCGCACGTCATCAACGGCAACTTCCTCAACGGAACGGCTGGCTGGACCTTCGACAACCCGACCGGCTTCTATCAGAACGGCACGGACGGCAACAGCCCGGACAGCGCGTGCCCGACCCACCTGGTGCGCCAGGGGCAGGCCGGCGGTGCCACGACTTACGCGCGCAATACCGGCTACGTGAGCGTGGTGCCTGGGCAGACGATCACCGTCGCCTGCTGCCTACGTGGTCTGAGCGCGAACGCCGGATCATCGGCGGGATGCCGCATCTCGTGGCGCGACGCATCGCATACCGAAGTCGCCACGACCTTGGCGTCCATCACCTGCGGTCCAACCGGCCAAACCGTGAGCAAGGCTGTAGGCGCGGCCCCCGCGGGCGCGCAGTTCGCGCATTTCGAGCTGTACTACGTCAACCACTCCAGTGGCTACTACAACGCCACCAGCTGCGTGATGACGGTGCAACCGGCTAGCCTCGATGAGGTCCCCGATAGCTCTACGTGGGGCAAGACCCGGCTGGCGGCACTCATCAACGGCTCTATTCCGTTGGCGGGCGCAGGCAAGAGCCTTATCGGAAACCCCACGTTCTCGCGCAACACGATGGGCATCGCGAAGGGTCTCGGCATCGCCGTTGGTGCGTACGCTGTAGACAACTGGACGCTGGCTATCAACCAGAACGCAGCAACCTGGGCGGTTATCCCGGAAAGCACCGACATTCTTTTCCGAGTAGCTACTGGCGCATCGGTCCCGAATGGCGCCACCGTGGTATCTGTGCTGCGCTCTGAGATCTTTCCTGTGAGCGCGGGGCAGGTCATCGTCGCGGAACTGAACGCAAGCGTGGCTTTCGCTTCGATCCCGCCGGCTGGCGTGAACACGTATACAACGATTCAAGTCGCCTGGCTCAAGGCAGACGGCAGCATTATTAGCGGCGCGGAGTTCGCTCGGGTGGGAAGGGCGTCATCCGTTGTGCGCGGTAGCTTGACCGCTCCCGCTGACACGGCGGCGGCATGGATTGAGGTTGACGGGTACATAAGCAACACCAGCGGCTCAACCTACGTCGCAGGAAGCCTCCCTTACGACTGCCGTGTCATCAGCGCACAGGGTTACTCGGTTTCTGACCTCGCCACCGAAGTCTCCGGCACGCTCAGCACCCAGCGCAACCTACCACTGGTGACATGGGGCAACTACGGTGGCGGCTGGTCTGGTCTGTCCGTCACCTACACCACCACCACGACCTCCGCCTCGTTCAGCGCCAGCGCCGCGAGCTTTGTTGGCGGGGGCGACTCCATTGCCTATAACTCCGGCAACGTCACGGTATCGGGCTCGCCAGGTGCAACCGTGACGTACTACTTCTACTACGACGACCCCGGCATGACCGGCGGCAGCAAGTCACTCCAGGCGACGACGAGCCAGATCACCAGCCTCAACGCCAACGGTCGGGTATTCGTGGGACAGGCCACCATCACCTACCCCACCAGCGGTACCGGCAGCGGCGGCGGGCAGACCGGTTGCCCGCAGGTGGACGAGCCGGTGATTCGCCGCGCGTCGGATGGCTCGCACGAGACGATCCGTGCCGGCGACGTGCGCGTGGGCGATGACCTGTTGCTCGCCAGCGGACGCTGGGGCCGAGTCTCGTACTCGGAGGCAAAGCTGCAGCCCGGCGTGCGCGTGGTGGGCTTGGACGGCTCCAGCATCATCTGCTCGGAGAGCGCGCCGCTCGAAACGGCGGATGGCCTTTGCGTGCGTGCGCCCTATACGCGCGACTTGGTGCTTAAACATCGCACGGCTGGCGTGATGCGCGTGGCGGAGGTGTTCGACGTGGGAGACATCCTCGTGCAGCACATTACCTGCGAGAACGACTGCTTCTGGGTCGGCGACTACTCGCACCACAACATGAAGCCCGCGAAGTGAGGAAGTACCCATGAGCTACACGAAACTCGACACCACCTTCGATGTTGCCGCCGGCCTGGCCGCGCTCCTGACCCAGAACGGCATCGACTTCCCGGGTCTTGCCGACGATCTGATCGCCGCCGGCTCTGCCGTCATGCTCGATACCGGGCAAACCGTCTGGTGCTCGTGCGTGGTGCACGACAAGCCCGAGACGGTGGCGATCGACCTGCTCGCCGTGGCGATGCAACTGGTCGACGGTGCCCCACGCCAGAAGGCCAACGGCCAGATTGCCGGCGTCGCAACCTGGCGTGGCGTCATGCAGGAGCATCTGGATGCCTGGACCGTGAGCACGGTGCGCAAGGCCTGTCTGATGCTGGCCTTGGGCGAGCCGCAGCCGCAGGTGCCGATTCCCAGCTCTGATCCGCCGCCCGCACCGCAGGTACAGGACGTTTTTCCAACTCCCGCGATGGACGCCGCGAACGGCTCCATTCGTACAGCGATTGCCGTCGCCGACCAGCTCGCCGCACCGCTCGCCGACGTACTTTGA